CTAAACATGTATTGCCATCATTGGTTTAAATCGTCTTACTAGAGTACCTACAACATATATTACAGTGTACTTTTTACTGCCCTTGTTTGTCGGCAATATATTCGCCATATTTAATAAGTTCGTTAAGGCCTTTATTATCTAATTTACGCATAATATCTAGCATATCAAAAATCAAATCAACATCGCTGGGTGTAGGACAATCTGAACGATTATTATATGAATAATAATTGTTCATTGCCGAACTACTTGTGTCACCGATATTCGTGGAAATATCCTCGCTATTGCTTGCTGAATTGACTGAGTTGCCAGGTTCATCATCCATGAAAAAATCCATTACATGACAGTTTAGATGTCTTGCAAGGCGTATCAACACCTCTTCCTTTGGTAGCTGACCCGTATTTATAGCAGTTGCCTTTGATGATGAAAAGCCTAAGTCAAGCATTACTCGAGTTAAGGATGTGTCTTTTTCTTTACAAATCCTATTCAAATTTTCCTTAAATGACATATTAATTGTTCCTTTCTTAAAATAATTTACTTAAATATAACTTTGTGATTAACGTTTTTACTTTTAAATTAGAATAAAACTAGGGCTTTTAAATATAATTTGGTAACAAAATTTAAGTTTACAGATACAATAGATCTGAAACACATGATAAATTCCTTATATACAAATAATAATAGAAAATATTCGTAATGTCAATAGTAAAATACGAATTAAATTTATGATTTAAGAAAAAACAAAACAAGTTAAAAGCAAAATGATGTTGGATTGTTCATAAATACCGAACTTGAATATAACACAGCACAAGCAGAGATAAATAGAATACTAATAGGGAAGTCTGAAGGGTATTCACACTAGGCAATATATTAATTTACAAAGGAACTTAGTTGATTTATATCCAAAAGAAAAATCCCACTAACAATTAGTGGGATTTACCTTTTACTAAAAAACACATATCCGATGTGAGTTGAGGTCACAAAATAAGGGTTCGGATATGTGCACATTGGTATCGCCTAGGGGAGTCGAACCCCTGATTCAGCCGTGAGAGGGCTAAAAAGAATGTTCAAATTTGAACGTTACCGCGAATAATAACTCATAGGGTAACGCGGTACAGATTATTAAGCTTATCTGCCGCATCAAGAAGCTTATCAGTATTTACATGCGTGTATATATTTGAAGTAGTTGTAATGGAAGCATGCCCCATTAATCGTTGCGCCACGCGGACATCTACCCCCGCCAAACATAAATCAGTGCAGAAGGTATGGCGAAGGCAATAAGGCACAAGATCCTCTGCAACATGGCTAGGGTATACAAGCTTGTTGCGGTATAATTGATTCCCGGCTTTTAAATTCATATGCCGTTTGAATGCATTCCACAAATGCTGCCGCCCGCTCTCATCAAGCTTCTTGCCAACAGTATTTTTAAAAATATAATCATTTGCCCCATGCTTATATACAAGTATATTTCTAAGTGGCTCAGCTAAAGGAACTTTACGCGTAGCATTCTTTGTTTTTGTACCACGTACAAATATCATGCCGTCTTTAATATCCATGCCTTTTAATTCTGCAACCTCGGAAGGGCGCAGCCCCGCATATAACATCACTGCGTAAAATTGGAATCTTCTATCATCCGGAATTGTGGCAAGAATCAATTTGCGTTCCTCATCTGTAATAGATCGCCTAGTTGTTTTACCACCCTCCGGAGCAACAATATTCTTTGCGGGGTTATCGTTTATTAGTTTATTTTCCACAGCCTTATCAAAGATTGAGTATATTCCTTGCTTAACCTTCTTGATATAATCAGCAGAATATCCGTTCAAATTCTGCGCAATCCTCTGCAAGTGAAGAGGTTTAATTGCACTAAGTGGCATTGCCCCCAATTCTGCAACAAGCTGCTTTTCCATCTTACATTTCCAATTCCTCAAAGTAATCTCCTTAACATTAGATTTGTAAGAATCAACATACATCGCATACCAGTCTTTTAAAAGCATATTGCTGCTTACTAATATTCTTCCATTCTCAAGGGCAAGGCGCTTGCGCTCTTCCTTCTTGTATAATTCCTTTTGCGTATCTGCGTATATTTGATAGCGCTTTCCCTCAAAAGTAAAAGAGGTTTTATATTTATATTTTTTTGGCATAAAACACCCCTTCCAAATAGAAAATCATGAGATTATTTCTTTTATAGCTTTTTCAAATACTAAACCGGTTGCAAGACAATCATTTAGTGAATTATGCGCATCAAAATATATATCATTATATGCAGCAACATCAACAAGTGAAAATGATGAAAGATAATCCGCATAAGCTTTTTTTGAGATTAAATAAGTATCATAACATTTGCGTTTGGAAAATAAATCAATCCCGGCACAATATAAAAATTTTAAATCAAAAGCAAGGTTAAAACCAACGACAGGACAATTGCCGACAAATTCCAAAAGTGAATTAGATATTTGTTCTAAAGATGGTGCAGTTGCCACATCTGAATCATAGATGTTATTTATTATTGAAACTTCATTCGGAATTGTTCGTTTTGGGTTAACCAGTGTTGAAAAATAAGAAACCGGGGTAAAATCTTCAAACAAAATCGCTGAAACCTCAATGATTCTATCGCGTGTAGCACTTAAGCCGGTTGTTTCAACATCTACAACAATAAAAGCGGGCAACGTATCCGGATTAAAAGAACGTGTAATGTTTTTAAATTTTAATTCATGCATATCGCGTAATTGTTGGCGATACAAGATAATTGAATCATCAAGCACAACATCATGTTTAACTAAAGAATCAACAATATTATTAAAAGATTCTTTTTTTGAGTTAATATATTTCTTTTGAGCAACTGCAGAAGCTTCAGCCCGTTTTCTATTCTCCTCGTTAATTTTTTCTTGTTGAACAATATTTTTTTGCTTTAAAAAAGTTTTTAGTGCATATAATGAAATTAAAAACCCTATAATAAATGCAATCATAACAAAGCCCCTTTTTATTTTTTACTTAAAATAAATTCAGTGTATCTCAATACCTCTTCCAATTGTGTATCAGTCATTGCGCGAACATTATCCATGATAGCAAAGAATGTATCTTTATTTTGTGAGTAGTTATAACGCATCTGTTCCTCTGCTACTTCTTCACAGTATTCACATCCGTTATAATAATTTTTTGTTGTATTGGAATTATCACCCGAACCAATATTATTTGATATTGTTCCGTTGTTAGTATTTTGTGAGATATTTGTATTAGCATAAATATTGCCGTAAACAGATTTTAAAGATTCATGATTCAGTGCAATTCTTATATCATCATCGAGCATTTCAAACATTTCATCTATATCAATTGATAACCCTTTAGAAACCTTTAATATTGTTTCGATAGAAGGGGACAAAGCGCGCTTTGTCTTAGGATTAACATTCTTTTCAAGCATTGAAACATATCCTTTTGTAATTCCACATTTTTTAGCCACATCATCCAAAGTCATTTTATTATCCATACGATAGTTGTGTATTATTTCTCCTAAATTCATGATAAACCTTCCTTTTTGTAAAGTATATTATACAAAAATATAAAAGTCAATAAAAAATGTAAAAAAGACTTGACAAGATAAGTAAAGCCGACTATACTCAAAAAAAAGAAAGCGAGGCAATAAAAATGATGTATAGAATAAAAGAAAAAAGAATTGAAAAAAATCTATCGCAAGAGGAATTGGCCGAAAAGGCGGGAATATCAAGAATTACAATATCAATGTTGGAAAGCGGAAGGCAACAAGATATAAAAGTTAGTACGATAAAGAGAATTGCAAATAGTTTAGAATGCCCTATTTCAGATTTAATTTGCTAAATAAGTCAAGTCGACTATACACAAACTGAAGAGGCTTATAGGAAGGAAGATTGCAAATGACAAAAACCGAAATTGAACGAAATCTAAAGGAAGCAACAGAAGGTGCAATTGTAATCAGCACTGAGAAACTCGCAAAAGTCATGGATATGCGCAAAGCGGAAGCAATAAAAGTATGTATTGGCTGCCATTATGACAAGCGAGGAAAGCAAAAGAAATACTACATTGAGGATGTATCAAAGAAGCTTGCGGCAAGGAGGTGTTTATAAAATGAAAAGGCTTTTAAGCGCGATAGGAATAATCACACTTGTACTTGTATTAAATGGCATAGCAACGGCTATAGATAACCCGGAAGCATGCAAGCCGAAGCCCGAATATAAAGAAGTAAGCTTTGCGGCAGAAAAGGACTTGCCAACACAGATTGCAGAGCAATACGGGCTAGATCCGGATATTGTAAAAGCGATTATAAAAATCGAATCAAATGGCAATCCACAAGCAGTTGGGGATGATGGCGAATCAATCGGGCTTATGCAGATTCAGCCCAAATGGCACAAAGCGCGGATAGACAGATTAGGCATCACAGATTTAAAAGACCCAAAACAAAATCTAACAGTAGGCTGCGACATACTTGCAGAACTACTAGACACATACGGAAACTATAACATGGCACTAGCTGCATACAATACAGGAAGCCCATACAGGGGGCAAGAATATGCAGATAAGGTAATGGCTGAGGCTAACAAGTAGTTATCAAATACCTTGTAGCACATAAAGATATTTAAAGGGGTTTATATATAAAATCGCTACAAGGTATTTGACATATAAGGAGGATAACAAGCATGTACAAATTAAGGGTAACGCATGAAATCGAACTACCGGACGATATAGCGGGAAGCCCCGCGGAAATAGTCGAAATGTTTAATAACAAAGAATTTGTTTTGCACGATGAAGATATAGCAGAAGTATCAGCAATCAGAATAGAAAAGGAGATCCAGGACAATGAGCGATTATAAAGGCGCGTTATTTCCAAAACCAAAGCGCACAAAGAAAAAGAAGAAAACAAACGGCTATAAGGATAAGGCAGAAAGAATATGCAAATATTGTGGGAAGCCTTACGCAGAGCGCCATGAACTATTTTATGGCTATCTAAGACAAACTAGCATTGATTTTGGTTTTCAAATTGATGTATGCCCGGAACATCATAGAAAACTGCACGGTGCAGAGCCACAGTGGGTAGAAGAACGCGACAGATTAAGGGCAGAAACTGAACGCAAATATATTGCAGATTTAATGCAAGATGGCTGCACACAGGAAGAAGCAGTACAAGCATGGATGGAAATCATAGGGAAAAACTATTGCGAGGAGATTAACCCATGATTTGCCCACTATGCGGAATTGGAACAGATAAGCAGAAAGAATGGCGACAATGCCCGCGCGAAAGCGAAATAGTATGCACTAGATGTTGTAGAAAATGTGAAAACTATAATAAAGAAATTCACCGCTGCATGTATCGTACAGACATGGAAAGTTTTATAAAAGAAAATGCGAACAATACGCATGCAATAGCACAAAGAATCATAAAGAATTTAAAAGATGAATAACGTTACATTAATAGGAAGATTAACAAGGGAACCGGAACTAAGATATACACCGCAGCAGTTGGCGGTGGCTACATTCTCGCTTGCAATAGATCGTGGACGCGACAATAAAGGCGAAAGCAAAGGCACAGACTTCCCACGCATTACAGTTTTTGGGAAGCAAGCAGAAAACTGCGAGAAGTTTTTAGCAAAAGGCTTGCTTGCTGCCGTGCAAGGCAGACTGCAAACGGGCAGCTATAAAAATAAGTCCGGAGATACAGTATATACGATGGATGTTATAGCCGACAGGATAGAATTTTTGCAGTGGAAATCACAGAAGGAAGCGGCACCGGATAATCAAAGAAACTTTAGTGATGAAGAATTGCCGGACAGCTTCAAGCAAATTGACGAGGATATACCATTTTAAGGGGAAGTCATGAAGGTAGCAGAAAGCAAACTAAACCCAAATATAGAATATATGCAATCGCAAAAGGGGCTAACAATAAGAGATAAGAGCAAAGGTGATTTAGTCTTTATAAGTAAAGGAAACACAGATGCGATGATAAGAATTTTTAGCAAAGAAACAATCAACGAAATAATTGAATTGATGCCGAGTGTTTTTGCTAAAGAATGTAGGGTATGCCATAGAATCTTTTACACACAATACAAGCAACAACGCAACTGCTCAAAAGAATGTAGCCGTGAAGCGGGGCGCGAAAGTGATCGCAGATGTAAAGAAAATAAAAGACTAAAGGAACTAGCGAACACAAGCGGAAATACAAATATAGATAAAGAAATTGCGAACGCGCCGGGCGAATTAAAGAAGCTATCATACGGCAAACTAAAAGCTTTAAAATTCATGAAAGAACACCGCACAGAATTGTGGGGCAGTCTATATGCAGAAATAGAAAAGACAAAGTAAGGGTTATTATATGAAGTTTATTGATTTTTTTAGCGGAGTTGGAGGCTTTACCCGCGGAATGGAACTCGCGGGACATGAATGCGTAGGACATTGCGAAGTAGACAAGTACGCAGAAGCAAGCTATCGTTCCATGCATACTATCACAGAAGAGCAAAGAGAATACCTACTCACACTACCACTAAAACAAAGACAAAAGGAGATATTGAAATATGAATACCTCAATGGGGAATGGTACGCAGATGATGTTTGCAGAATTGTTGCAGCCGACATGCCAAGAGCCGAGTGTTGGTGCTTTGGCTTCCCATGCCAAGACATCAGTATTGCGGGAAAACAACGAGGGTTTAAAGGAAACCGCTCAAGCTTGTTTTTTAGAGTTACAAACATTCTTAAGCAACTCAAAGAAGAAGATAGACCCAACTATTTATTCATCGAAAATGTACGCAATCTTATTTCAATTAATCGAGGATATGATTTTGCCCGACTTCTCGTTGAATTGGCCGAGTGCGGGTACAATGCAGAATGGCAAATTCTCAATTCTAAACATCACGGAGTACCGCAAAACCGCGAGCGAATATTCATTATCGGACATTTTGGAAACCGAAGTAGATCCTGTATATTTCCTATCGCGGGAACAAGCACAAAAAATAGTATTAAACAAATAGGACAATATACACAGAATAGCGACAGGGGCAACCCCTCACCATATAGAGTGTATAGCGGCACCGGAATAAGCCCATGCCTCACAACTCATAGTGGGGGGGAAAATAGCCCACATGTAATACAGCCTTTTGGCATTGATAAATCTTGCAATAGCCCACGCAAAATAGACATTGCAAACTGTTTAACAGCTAGAGAGGACAGAGGAATATCTAACAATAAGGCAACGGGAACGGCAGTTGCACTTCCTGTATTAACACCCGAAAGGGCAATCAAAAGACAGAATGGAAGAAGATTCAAAGAAAATGGCGAACCCGCATTCACATTAACGGCACAGGATAGGCACGGGGTGGCAATATCCGTTGACACTTCAACCACAAGTGGGGGGGGTGAAATCAAGGTGAAAGAAGCTGTAAAGAAAGGGTACACAGAAGCGACAAAGGGAGATAGCATCAATTTTGCATTCCCAAATAGCAAATTAAGAAGAGGGCGCGTAGGCAAGCAAGTTGCCCAAACACTTGATACAAGCTGCAATCAAGCTGCCGTTGTGGAAATAGCAGAAGATTGCAAAGCATGGGCGATATGGAGCGATAAATATAATTGTTACCTGGCCATAAGAAAACTTACCCCGCGCGAATGCTTTAGGCTTCAAGGGTGGCAAGATGAATACTTTGAACGCGCAGAACAATTTAACTCAAATAGCCAACTATATAAGCAAGCCGGAAACGGGGTTACAGTTACAGTAATACAGCACATAGCAGAGAGGATGGAAGGCTAAAGATGATAACAAATGAAAAGATATTGATGTATGCCAAAAGCTATTTAAAGGAAGGACTAAAAGGCATAGATTTAACGATTGAAAAGAATGGCGGGAAAGCAGAAAAATCACTGAAGAGGTTAAGAAGTGATATACAAGTCGAGATTAAATGTATAGAAGAAAAACTAAAACATGAAACTGCAACAGATGAAAATAACATGCAGTGGAGGCCTATAACGATTTTAAAAAAAGAAAAGGGCAGCATATACATAAAAGAAAAGGCAAGCGAACTGCCACACCCACTAGAGAATGTACTATTGACAGATGGCAAGCACGTATGGATAGAAAGCTTATCTGTAGAACTGAATAAAGAAATAACATGCACCGCATGGATGCCACTACCCGAACCATATAAAGAGGTAAAAAAATGAAAAGAAGTGAATTAGAAAATTATTTAGGGCAGCATGTAGAAGTAACACTATTTGATGATTTTGCATATAGAGGCATTTTAAGAAGGACAGAAGAAAATATAGACAGGTACGGCAATCCAAAGCATTATTTTTGCGAAGGTGAGCAAGACAACATAATATTTAGATGTTCGCATGTAAAGAAAGTAAAACAGCTATAAAAGGGGTTAATTATGAATTATAGGGAATATCTTACAATCGCAGCTGGTATAGGTATGCTCATAGCAAATTTAGCATATATATATTCAATAATAAAACCAACGTATAAGAAAAAGAGGATTGAACAATACAAGCTAATGAATTATGCAAGTAATTTTTTAGAGCAAGAAATCATATACATACAGTTACTTATGGACGACAAAGAAATAAGGGAAGCAGATAAAAAGCTACTAAGTAGATTTTTAGAAGAATATAAAAAAGACTTTGAAGAGATACAGCGAGAAGCTGAAGAGGTGAACTAATGTTATTTTTAATTATGGTTTTTTCCTTTTTGGAAATAACTGCAATCCTATTGGGAATAGCAACAGGCAGAGCAATAACGAATCACTTTATCAAGTATAACAGGAAGAACGAATATCAAGATAAGGTTATTAATTTGTTCATGAAGATAATTGTTGAAGATATAAGAAGCAATAACATTGAAGCATTAGAACACACAGCAGAATGGCTAAGGGCTTTACAAATGCATGCCGAATGGTACAGAGAATGGTACAGAACAAAGATAATGAAGATAAAGATCGAAGAGGTAAAACATGATTCCAAAATTTAGAGTATGGATTTTAAATACAAAAGAAATGGAAAATGTTGTAAGCATAGACATGAACTCAGAAGCAATCACATGTGAGATTGAGTATGCATATGGATTGCTATTTATTACAGGGAGAAAACCGGATGGGGTTCTTATGCAGTCCACAGGGCTAAAAGATTTAAACGGAGTAGAGATATACGAGGGCGACATAGTCACAAACTGCATAGAAGATGTAACAGGATTTGTATATTTCGACGCGAAACAACTACAAATTGTAATTAGCGGAAAAAATAAGAATTGGTACATGTGCGGCAACAATACATTTAGAAATTGTGAAGTAATCGGGAACATATACGAGAACCCGGACATAATGAAGAACTGAAGAGGTTAAATAATGCTAAGCAAAGAAGAACAAATAATAAACGAAACAATAGTAGAACATACGTTGCGAGAGCGCCTAAGAAAAATTAATAATATAGATAGCTTCATCAATAATGAAGTAGGGCGAATAGAAAAGGAAATAGAATATAAAAGAAAAGAATTAGAAATCAAAGCATATGATATAGCAAATGTAGAGAAACATCCATATTGTGGGAGAATTGAAACCCACATATTAGACCGGCTTGCATTAGACATAACAATATTGTTAGAAAAGAAAAAATATATTGTAAAGGTGAAAGACCTTATGGGACTGTAAGAGAATAAGAGGTTATAAAAATGAAGAAAATATACATAAGCGGGAAGATAACCGGGGACATCTTATATAAAGCAAAATTCAAAACGGCAGCAGAATATCTAAAAGCAAAAGGCTATGAAGTGATTAATCCCGCAGAAACAGTGCTGCCAAATAGTAAGCTTGCAACATGGGAAGATTATATGCTTGTAAGTTTTGCATTTTTAGATAAAGCAGATGAAATATATATGCTCAACGATTGGAAGGAATCACCGGGGGCATGCGCAGAATATGGCTTTGCAATAGCAAAAGGGATGAAGATAAGACAAGAAGGGGTACATCATGAGCAGAACAGCATACTATGATAGCGAAGGTAACGAAACATTTAATACTGCATATCCACAAGTAACTGAAGAAGTAACACATTTTATGGGTGGCAACCAAGAAGCAAAGGCAGATGCGGGCAAACCTAATCTAACATTAGTACCAACACAAATTGTAAGGGATATTGCAGAGGTAAGGGAGTACGGCAATAGGAAGTACGGAAGCCGTGACAATTGGAAGAATGTAGAACTTGAAAGATATATTGCTGCACTATACCGCCACTTACTATCAGTGGTAGAAGAGCCACTAAGTGTAGATTCTGAAAGCGGAATTGAACACTATAAGCATATAGCATGCAATGCAGCTTTTATATGCGAAATTCTAAAAGGGGAAGGCAAGGAATGAAAAAAGCGGGGCTTTATAACTGCGATTGTATAGAAGCAATGCGCGAATATCCGGATAAGTATTTTGATTTAGCAATAGTTGACCCGCCATACGGAAGTGGGGGGGTGGAAGATTGGGAAAAGAAAACAAGATTTGGGCCGCGTTTTGATAAATATAAGAAGCCCGGGAGAACGGGCGGAGGATATTTCAAAAAGTATGGCAAGAAGATAATTGATTGGGATATAGCACCGGGCAAAGAATACTTTGAAGAATTATTTAGAATTAGCAAGCATCAAATAATATGGGGCGGAAATTATTTCAATAAATATCTACCATCAAATAGAAATTTTATTATATGGCGCAAATTAACAATATCGGAATCATTCACAATGGCAATGGCAGAGTATGCGTGGACAAGCTTAAATGGAAATGCAAAAGTATTTGAATGCGCGCCACAGGGAACGAAAGCTGAACCAAGATTCCACCCAACACAAAAGCCCGTTGCACTGTATGAATGGCTACTAAGTCAATACGCAAATAAGGGCGATAAGATTTTGGACACGCACGCGGGAAGTGGCAGCAGTCTTATAGCATGCCACAGAATGGGGTTTGAGATAACCGCGTTTGAAATCGACAAAGAATATTATCAAAAGGCAAAAGCGCGTTTGGAAGAAGAAAAGGCGCAAATAAAATTCAATCTATAAAATAACTACATATATATGTAGAAAAGCAGCGCAAGTGAAAGCCTTGCATTAAGACTTGATAAGAGTATTAGTAAAGGAACGATACAAACATGATAAAACATTTTGCGATAAGAGAAACATGTATAGCGGGAAGAACAATTGAAAGAATACTCAAGATGCCAAGCGGAAATCATAAAGGCAAAAGGGGTAAGAGAATAAATGCCACTGAAGAGGCTGTAAGAAAAAATAATGATATTATCGCAGAAAGAAATTTGCGCAGAAAGATTAACCACAATTTTGGTAAAGGCAGCGCACACTATACGTTGACATATGGGGAGTATCTTCCAACACCACAGGAAGCGAAGAAAAATTTGAAGAATTTTATAAGAAGAATGCGTACTGCTCTAGGCAAAAGCATAAAGTGGGTAGCTGTAACAGAATATAATAATCACAGAATACACCACCACATTATTATCAATACAGTAAATGCAGAATTAGTAAACGAAAAATGGGGCAAAGGATGGGTACGCACAAGCTTGCTTGATAATAGCGGTGATTATAAAAAGCTTGCTAATTATTTAATCAAAGAAACTCAAAAGACATTCAGAGAAGAGGATTGCCCCGTGCAGAGAAGATATGCATGTAGCCGTAATCTTGAAACACCAATAATCAAGCGCGAGCCTGTAAACGCATATCTTTTATTTGAAGATCCACAACCAATAAAGGGCTATTACATAGATAAAGACTCAATACGCAGATATGAACACCCTGTAACGGGAATTGAATATCTTGAGTATACAGAAATTGCGATTGATGAACCACGCAAGTATAAAGTATGGCCACGCGGTAAAAGGGTACGCGAGGAATCTGTAAAGAAAATAAAAGGGGAGGTACAGTTTAGTTTTTGCTAAGCAATTTTAGAATGCGATGAAAGAATATCAACGAAAGCACAATAACAAATATCACTTACCACGCGAAGCATATAATGCCACGATATGGATAATAAGAGATTACAAAAGGCTAAAAGAAAGCGCACAAGCAATACTAGAAGAATCACCACCACCACCGGATGGAATGCCAAAAGGCACAGGCACAGCGGGAATGATAGAAGCAAAGGCACTGAAGAGGGATATATATATAACAAAGATAAAAGCAATTGAACAGGCGCTCGAAACTATACCGCCCGAATACCGCAAGGGGGTATGGGAGAATATAACAATCTACAAGCGCTATCCGAACGATGCCGCGAAAAACACATACGGGAACTACAAGGCAAGATTTATTTTTCACGTAGCAATAAATTTAAAAATTATATGATTTTTAAAATATTGGGACATAGGGGAAAATATACATGGTATATTTGTATTGTGAGAAGGTGAAGGGCGACACTTCCTCATGTAACGATCTTCTTTATATAAGCATACCAACACAGAAACACTTTGATAAGCAATCAAGGTGTTTTTGTTTTATAAAAGAAATGAAAGACAAGGCGACAAAAGAACAGATAAAAAGATTCTACAAAACCAAAGCATGGAAATTAAAACGCGAAGAAATATTGAAACGCGATAATTATGAATGCCAGGAATGCAAGAAGCAAGGCAAAGTATCATGCGTAAAAACGGATAGAATAGATATACATCACATTAAACACTTGCGGAACAATTACAGCTTGCGATTGAGTAATAATAATCTAATAGCATTATGCAGTAGCTGCCACGACAAAATGCATCTGGAAAAAGTGCAAAAAGAATCAAAGTATCATAAGGCAAAATTTGAATAAAAGATAATACCCCCCACTAAAAATATTTTGAATTTTTCTGACAACGGGAAACGAGACAGGGTCATTGCTCCGGAAAAATCACCGCGCGCATATAAACGTGGGAGGGGGAGGGGGTACAATCAAAAAAAGGGGGTGAAACGTATGGCAAAAATCACGGCAAATAAACTAAAAAATGATTTAATGAAACAGCTTCAGCAAAGGGGCATGGACAAGCAAACTCAATACGTATCACTCGTAGAAGATTATATTGAATTGTGGAACGTAAAGAATAGATTGATTGATGATATAAGGGAACGTGGAGTAACAGTTGGATGGAACAATGGGCCATCTCAATATGGCAAAAAAAAGAATGAATCTGTAACGGAATTAACAAAAGTTAATAATCAAATGCTTAAAATTTTAGCCGAATTAGGGCTAAGAGGGGCAGATATTCCAATTGAGGAAGAAGAAGTAAAACTATAATGGCTCGTAGGAAGTACCCATATCATCCCTTCATAACAGATTGGATGCGCAAGGTAGAACAAGCACAAATACCCGCTTGCAGAGAACAGAAACTTTTAATGCCATTTATACGCGAAATACTTGATAATAAGAATATTGAATTTAGAGCAAATGCAACTGAAGAGGCAGTATCAATGTTGCATCGCAACTTCCCGTTCAAAATGCATGATTATCAGCTTTTTAGATTTGCAATATTTTACGGCCTTTATGAAAAGGGAACGGAATATCCCGTTTTTAACGAAAACTTCAACTTGTGGGGGCGCGGTACCGGAAAGAATGGCACAGCTTCCATGGATAGTATGTATTTAACATCAGAATATAACGGGGTTAGAAAGTATGATGTAGATGTTGTAGCAAATTCCGAAAAGCAAGCCACAACATCATTTAACGAAGTGTATGATATTTTGGAATCAAACCCAAAGAAATATAAGCAGCTATATAGATGGAATTTGCAAAAAATCTATAATAAAGCAACGCAGTCAACATTGGGCTATTTAACATCAAATGCAAAGACAAAAGACGGAGGAAGGCAAGGCGCAATTATATTTGACGAGGTACACGAATACCAAAACTATGATTTAATAACAGTTTTGGAAGGTGGACTAGGTAAAGTTGCGAAACCACGTATTATATATTTAACAACAGATGGATCTGTAAGAGATGCAGTTATAGACGATTTAAAAAGAGAATCATTGGAAATACTGACAGGAGAAACCCCACACAATGGCAGATTCCCTTTTATTTTCAAAATGGACAATATACAGGAATTTGGGAAGCCGGACTTATTTGTTAAAGCAATACCACGATTGCGTTATGACGAAACACTAAGACGGCAAGTCATGAAAGAATATGCAAATGCAAAGAATATAGAGGACAAAAAAGAAAAATTCATACTGAAGAGGTTAAACCTTGCATACGCGTCAAAAGAAAAAACAGTGACAACATGGGAAAGCTTAATGCAAGCATGTTCTCACGTTTGGCCAAGTTTGGAAAATTCTCCATGTATAGGCGCGGTAGACTTTGCAGAGTTAAGAGATTTTTGTTCAGTAGGACTTATTTTTAAGCGCAACGGAATGCACTACTACAAAGAGCATACATTTATTCATGCAGAATCTTTAAAGCTAAAAGACTATAAAATTAATGTTGAAGAACTTGTAAAAGATGGCTTTGTAACAATCGTAAGTGGTGACCCGGTAATATCACCGCGCGTAATTGTTGATTGGTTTAAAACTCAAGCAAAAACATATCACGTTAAGAAGGTGTATGCTGACAGGTTCAAATTTGTCGCTTTAAAAGAAGAATTTGAAAAAGCCGGGCTAGAATTAGTAGGTGTACCAAATGGAACTGTAACACATTCACTGCTTGCACCAATTGTAACAGGCATGTTTGCAAATGGCACGATAGCATTTGAAAATAACAAGCTAATGCGTTGGTATATTTGGAATGTTGCCGTGCGCACAGATAAAAAAGGGAATAAGTCATATGAAAAGATTGAGCCTATTTTGCGTAAAACAGATGGCTTCTTTTCATTTTTGCATGGACTTATAGCAACAGAATTGAATGATGAACTAAAAGAAGCAGACACAGGAGTATTAGATCTAGGGCTAATCACACTATAAAGGGGGATGAAATGGGACTAAGAAATTATTTTATAGATTTTTTAGGGCGAATATTTGACAAAGGAACAGGTGCGCAAGTCGATGTTAATTTGGAAGAATTAACCGGACAAGTTGCAACAAAGGAATTAGCATTACAAAGTGCGATTAACTTAATTGGAAATGCAATTGCCTTGTCAAAATTTGAAACGTATGCAAAAGGGCAGCCAACACAAAAGGAAGATTTTTATATGCTTAATCTAAAGCCTAATCAAAACGAGGCAGCAACAACCTTTTGGAAGAAAGCCATTGCAAAACTTATAATCAACAATGAGTGCTTGATTATAAAGCGAAATGACAATATCTATATTGCAGATTCATTTACACGCACAGATTCTGCATTTTATGAAAATACATACCAAGATATTACAGTGAACGGCTTTAATTTAGGGGCGAAATATAAGGAATCAGAAGTGATTCACTTAAAAAACAACAATCAAAACGCAACAAGCTTAATAACTTCACTTTACAACGATTATGGCAAAATCATTGAACTATCGAAGGCAAGCTACAAGCGAAATAATGCGAAGCGCGGAATATTAAAGATTGGAACTGCATACCCACAAACTGAAGATGCACAAAAGAAACTTAAAGACTTAATCGAAATAAGGCTAAAGGAATTTTACAAGGCAGATGCGGGCGCAATCTTGCCGCTAACAGCCGGGCTTGAATACGATGAACTATCAAAGGAATCATACAAGAATGGCACAGATTCTCGCGACATTAAAAATCTAATGGATGATGTATTTGACTTTGTGGCCAGGGCATTTCAAATACCACCACAGCTACTCAAGGGAACAGGTACTGAAATATCCGAGCAGCTTAAAGCTTTTGTAAATCTTTGTGTAGATCCGCTTGCAAAGAACATAGAAAATGAACTCAATGCAAAGCTATACACAAAAGAGAACTATCTCAACAATACATATGTTAGGGTGAATACAAGCAAAGCTAAGGCAGCAAGTTTAAGCGATGTAGCAAATGCAATTGATATACTTACAAGGAATGGGGTTCACAGCATAGACGAAAACCGCGAACTAATCGGAAAAGAACCGCTCAGAACAGACGAATCAAAGAAACACTACATCACCAAGAATTATGAGCAGTCAAAGTAAATAAGGTAATAAGGGCAGCAATGCCCTTTTTATATTTAAAAACAAAAGGGGAGGAGGAAGAAATGGAAGCAACACAGCTAAAAGCAATAGCAGCGGAAATAAAATTTACACCGCGTTGTGAATTGGTACAGGGGGAAGGAATCCCGAAGCTATACTTGTACGGGCAGATTGTGGAAGAAATACCGCACAATTATTGGACAGGTGAACCACAGCCGGGTGAATATATCACCATGGAAGAAGTAAAGACGGCCTTTGCAGATATACAAGGGGATGAAGTAGAAATTCACATAAACTCAAAGGGCGGGGATGTATATACATCCGTTGCAATCGGGAACTACATAAAGGACAGCAAGATAAAATCAACAATTATTGTCGATGCAATCGCAGCAAGTGGAGGCAGCATTGTCACAATGGCGGGCGACAAAATCAAGATGTATCCTAACTCGCTAATGATGATTCACAGAGCGGCATGTATGGCTTATGGTAATGCGGAAAATTTGCGCAAAGTTGCAGAAGCATTAGAGAAATTTGATGAAGCCGTACAAGCAAGTTACTTGAAACACTTTAAGGGAACAAAAGAAGAACTTAAAGCAATGATTTACGAAGAAACATATCTAACGGCAGAAGAATGCTTGACTTTAGGTTTTTGCGACGAAATTATCGAAGCGGCACCGGACACTGAAGAGGGTGTAAGCAATGAATCAGCGCTTGAAGTTAAAAACTCAATTTTAGAAAAATACAGGAATAAGGAAACCGACAAAGCAATATTGTCGAAATTTAGGAGGTAAACAAAATGGCACTAACAAATGAAATGAACGTGATGAACAAAGACGAAATTGTCAATGCGCTAACAAATGGCACTGCAGAGGATGTTGCAGACATGATTGTTGAAAATATCGTACGCAACAATGAAGCAATACAGAATAAGATTATTGCAGAAGCAAAGAGCATTGACATTACAAATGCAGATGCAGAGGCACTTGCAAGAAGGGGAATTATGCCGCTAACATCCGAAGAGCGCAACTTCTACAACGAGGTTAAGGAGAAAGGCTCTTTTGAAAAATTGCCATTTCCAAGAACAATATTTGAAAGGGTATTTGATGATTTAAAGCAGAATCATCCTCTACTATCAAAGATTAATTTTGTAAATACAACAGGCACAACAGAATGGATCTTGCGCAAGGGCAAGGTAGCAGCGGCACATTGGGGCGCACTAACAGAGGAAATCAAGAAGAAACTTGACACAGAATTTGAAGTAATATCAACAGTACAGTGCAAGGTATCAGCATACGTTCCAATTGCAAATGACATGCTTGCACTAAGTGTAGAATGGATTGACAAGTACGCAAGAACTATTCTTGCAGAGTCAATTGCGCTTGCACTTGAAGAGGCAATCATTACAGGCGATGGAAATAACAAGCCAATTGGCGTGATGAAGAAACTTGCTGACGTAACAGCCGGAGTGCATGCTGCAAAGGCAACCCCAAAACTAAAAGACTTTACACCGGCTACAATTGGCAAAGAGATTCTTGCACCGCTATCAACAGATAGAGCGGGTACACTATCGGAAGTAGCAATTCTTGTGAGCCCAACAACATATTATTCAAAGATGTATGGCATCATGAATATACTAGATCAGCAGGGCAAATTCATTCAGCAGCAGTTGCCATTTAGTGGGGAGATTATTCCATGCGCTGCCGTTCCCGAAGACAAGCTTGTTGCGGGCGAACTAGGCAGATATTTCTTTGGAATTGGCTCAAGCCTAAAGCTTGAATCATCAAAGGAATATAGATTCCTTGAAGACCAAACTGTATACCTTGCAAAGCAGCATGCAGTGGGCAGACCTTACGCAGATGAAGACTTCCTTGTATTTGATATTGCTGATTGGAATAAGTAATCATGGAAACGTTACTTGAAGAACTGAAGAGGGCTTTGCAGATAACGTGGAATGAATCGGATGCACATTTAACGGACTGCCTCAAACGTGGGCAGTCTAAGTTAAATGCGCTAACAGGTACAACAATTGATTTTGATAAAAATGTAGAAGCAAGGGCATTGCTGCTTGATTATTGCAGATACGATTACAACAACTTTAGCGAGCATTTTGAAGAATGCTTTGCACATGAGATATTGCGCTTGCAATTGGCGGAGGCGATAGACAATGCAAAAGGCAAATAAAAAGCTTAATAAAGTGTATAGACACCCAATAATTTTAGAGCGCAAAGGCAACGCGATACAAAATAATGATGGCAGTTGGACTAAGGGCGCATGGGTAGAATTTAGAAGAGTATTTGCGAATGTTAAAAATCTGCACGGAGAAGAATATTTTATTGCCGGACAGACAAATGAGCAAGGCACATTGAAATTTTACATAAGGTACATGCCGGGGCTTACAAACGAAACAAAATCAAGTTACCGCATTATCTTTAAAGGCAAAAAATACAACATTAATTTTGTAGACAACATCAACTATGCAAATGAAGAATTGGAACTAAAAGCAATAGAAAGGGGCATGACAGATGCAGCAATCTAAGGTTTTTGAAGTGCTAAAAAAAACGGGGCTTCCTGTAACGTACAAGGAATGGCCAATAGGCGAAGCGCCACAGCTTCCATATATAGTTTTCACAAGGCGCAATTTTGATAACTTTATTGCGGATAATGTTGTTTATGAATCGGATGGAGAATTTGACGTTGAACTTTGTACGGAAGGCAAGGACACAGCACAGGAAGATGAGCTTATAAGAGTATTTGCTGAAGAGGGCATTATTTGGGATTGGACAGGCGAAGCACGAACAGATGAAGGCATATACATTGTAAGCTTTGATATTTAAGGGGGCTATATATGGATAAGCTATATATAACAACACAAATGCTAAGAGATTCTAAAACGGGCGAAGTGATTGAGCCACTAAGCATAGTGGCATTCACGGATAAGGAACGAGAAGAACAGGCACTAAGCAAAGGGTACATACGCGAAGTAAAGATTCACACAATTGGCAAGGCACAAAAGGCGGGCAAATAATGGATCTTGAAAAGGAACTTGCTGCAATATTAGATGATTATACTGAAGAGGTAAATCAGACAGTTAAAGAAGTGGCAAGCGAAAGCGCAAAACGGGCAGCAAATGAACTAAAGCAAACAAGTCCGCGACGTAGACCACGATATTATAAGGGGTGGAAAGCAACCCCGAAAAGCTTAATATCGGGGCGCGTGGAATATGTAGTACATAACGCAAAAGATTATAGGCTTGCCCACTTGCTCGAATTTGGGCATGTTTTGAGAAATGGCGGAAGAACAAAGGCAATCCCGCACATTAAACCCGTTGAAGAGAAATACACAGATGAATTTTACCGAGATACGATAAAGAAAATTAAAGCAATCAAATAACAGGAGGATAAGATGGCAGATACAAATAGAGTTGAATTTGGACTTGAAAAAGTAACAATCGGAACTTATGAAGTAGGCACAGATGGCGCAATCACAATGGGCGCACCTTACAAGCTTGCGGGGGCAGTAAGCTTGAGCGCAGACCCGCAGACATCAGAGAATACGTTCTCTGCGGATAACGGCACATATTGGGCGGAATATAGCGAGAGCGGTTTTAAAGGAACACTAACAATGGCGAGATTCCCGGATGAATTCAAAACAAAGTTTTTGGGCGCAGTAAAGCGCACGGACGGGGGAATTGCTACAATCAATAACCCGGTAAAGAAGAACGTATACATTGCATTTGAGGGCAAGGGCGATGCACACGCAAGAAGAACAATCTTTTACAACGTAGCGCTAGGCACAATCAAGAAAGAATACAAGACAATGGAGAAGAACTCAAAGACACCGGAAACCGAATCAATCGACATCACAGTTGTTGGTGATTCAGCAACAGGACAGTCAAAAGTTACTTTTGTACCGGGCGATGCAGCATACAACAACTTCTTCACAGCACCGCCAAAACCACTAGGCACAACAGCACCGGGGGTATAGAGGTATAAAAGATGGTAAAAACGATAAAATTAACCAATAAGCAGTCATTCAAGATTGATACAACAATATGGTGGTTATTCATTTATCGACAGCAATTTGGCAGAGATATTCTGCCAGATTTGCTGCCATTTATAGAAGCACTATTGAAGATTAACGCAAGCTTTATTGCCCCAAATGGCGAAACGGGGGAAATGACAACCGCACAATACTTACAGGCACTTGCTAAAGATGAAGTATTGGAAGAGGCACTTATTTCACTTGCCGTTGCGGAATCTATCACGATATATCAGATTGCATGGGCGCTTGCAAAGAATGCTGACGATTCAATACCAAGTCCGCACGAGTGGATAAAGAGTTTTAAAAGCTTGCCCGTTGACATAATAGGCAAGGAAGTAATCACCGCGGTGATTGAATCAACAATCAGCGAAAAAAACGCAAAAAGCCTTCTAGCGAAGATTTTGAAAGTAGCATAAATTTAGACCAAATATTGATAGGCGCGACACAACGCGGGCTATCGTTAGAAGGCATAAGCAAATTGGATATTGGACAAGTTGTTGATTTTGTAATGGAATACAGCAACGAATCAACAACTGAAGAGGAAATAAGAATAAGGACAAAAAAGGCATCTCAAAATGATTGGGATGCCTTTTTGGGCTAAGCAAAGTAACGGGGGGCAAAATGGCAATTGGTAAGAATATCAAGGGCATAACAATTGAATTTGGCGCGAGGACAGTTAAGCTTGATACAGCATTGGCAGAAGTTAAGCAGAAATCAAAAAGTGTTAGTCAAGCCCTCCGCGATATTAACCGCAATCTGAAATTTGATCCAAAGAACGCGGAACTACTAGCACAAAAGCAAAAGGCTCTTGCAGAGCGCGTTGAAGCAACAACATCAAAGCTAAAGGCACTGCAAGCAGCAGAAGCGCAACTAAGCGAAGAATTTAAAAGCAAGGAAAACGGGCAAGCAGAATTTGAAGCGCTAAGACGTGAAATAATACAGACTGAACAACAGCTAAAGCGGTTTAAAGCAGAGTATGAACGTTTGGGCTCAGTCAAGCTTACTAAGTTGGGAGAATCATTTCAGCAAATGGGCGCAAAGATGGAATCTGCGGGCAAGAAGCTTATGCCGTTTTCAACAGCATTTTTAGGCATTGGATATGCTGCAACACGCTCAGCAATAGATTTTGAAACCGCATGGGCGGGTGTAACAAAGACAGTAGACGGCACACCGAAGCAACTAGAGAGGATAAGGCAAGGCATCCTTGATTTGTCCAAGGAAACATCATCATCTGCAACAGACATTGCAGCAGTTGCAGAAGCAGCCGGACAATTGGGCATTAAGACGGATGATATTTTGGAATTTACACGTGTAATGGTAATGCTAGGCGATACAACAAATCTATCATCAGAAGAAGCAGCAAGCGCACTCGCAAAGTATGCGAATATCACCGGACTAACAGCAGATAACTATAAGAGGTTAGGTTCTACAATTGTAGATTTAGGAAACAACTTTGCCACAACTGAGGCAGATATTGTTAACTTTGCAATGCGAATTGCAGCAAGTAGTAAGCAAGTTGGGTTTACAGACCAACAGATATTAGCATTATCAACAGCGCTATCATCGGTAGGCTTAGAAGCTGAAGCGGGTGGATCTGCTGTATCAAGAATACTAACAGAAATTGATAAAGCTGTATCGACAAATGGGAAAACCTTATCAACATGGGCGGAAACCGCGGGCATGAGTGTAAGCGATTTTAAGCGCGCATGGGAAAAGGATGCATACGGGGCATTCCAAAAGGTAATAAGTGGAATGGGCGATGCCAAGAAAGGCGGGGAGAATCTCAACGTACTTCTTGAAGAATTAGGTGTAACAAATATTAGAACAAGTGACACAATGAAGAGATTATCTTCAGCATCCGAATTATTTTCGAAAACAACAGCAACAGCCAATAAAGCATGGGGCGAAAATAAAGCCTTAACGGCTGAAGCTGAGAAGAAATATCAAACAACGGCAGCACAATTGCAACAGCTAAAAGCGGCCTTTGTTGAAATCGGGGTGGAATTAGGCGACACGTTCTTACCCGAAATAAAAGAGATTGTAGGAAATATAAAGAACTTTACAAAAGGGCTAAAAGATTTAAGCCCGGAAGCAAAGCACTTTATTGTAAGGCTTATAGAAATCGGCGCAGTAGCGGGGCCAACATTAATCACGTTAGGCAAGCTATCACAAGGTATGGGGACGTTATCAAAAGGCTTTTCACATTTAAGTGGGATGCTTAAATTCACGAAAACTGCAAAAGAATCAGCAGATAAGCTAACAAAGACAGTTGACGGGCTGACGAAAAGCACAGATGGGCTTAAAGTGATGAATACCGCGACAGCGGGAGTTGGCGCATTTGGAGCAAAATTGTCATTGCTTGCACCAATTATAGGAATCGCAACAGTGGGCATAGTAGGATTGGGCGCAGCTATCTACACGGCATATCAAAACGCGCATAAAGAACGTAAAGCGGTAGACGAAATGGCACGCGCGCATGAAGCAGCAGTTGAAAAGGTTAATGCTAATGCACAAAGTGCAGAAATGTACCGCCAAAGATTAAACTCACTGATTGGAGTTGAAGATAAATCGACAACTCAAAAACAATTAATGCAAACGTATGTAGATAAGCTTAATGCAAGCGTAGAAGGGCTCAACCTTACATACGATGCAGAAAGTGATAAGCTTTACGATAACACAGGCAAAGTTGTTGATAACACCAATGCAATTAAAGAGCAAATTGATGCAATGAAGGAACGCGCACTTGCTGATGCATATATGCAGAATGCAACGGAATCTCTCGAAAAATACGCAGAATATACGCAGCAACTATCACAGGCAGAAGCTGAACGCGCTGAAGTAAAAGAAAAAATAGACAAGCTGACAGAAAAGGGTACAGACCTCAAGAAAGCAGAACGCAACGAACTATCTACACTTGTAGAAACTTATAAGAAATTAGGGCGTGACATGGATGGCTATTATGAAGGCATGGCAAGCGCACTTGTAGAAGCGCAAAAGTGGAATAATACAATGGAAATACAGGCGGGCGCTTTAACTAATCTACAAGGCATTGCAGAATCTGCGGGAATAAAGATTCCAAAATCGTTAGAAGCCGGAATACGTGAAGGAAGATATACAATTCCAAGCAGTGTTGACGAATTAAAAGCACTTATAGATTTTGATTCAGCGGTTCAAAACGCAAAAGAAAAAGGAATAGAAATTCCCGAAAACTTGCAAGCGGGCATTCTATCCGGGGAAATTCCTCTAAGCGAAGCAACAAGCAAACTTAATGAAGCCGTTAAAACAGGAGTTGCGGGCATGCCAACTGACATGAACCAAACAGGAACAGAAGCTGCAACAGAATTGATAAACGGCATGGATGAACGCAAAAGCGATGTAACAAATAAAGCAAGTGAAATATCCAAAGGCGCAAAAGATTCAGCAGATGCGGAAGCAGCGAAAGCATATGACACAGGCGCACTATTTGGCGGCAAATACATAGAAGGCATAGATGCAACAAATTATGTAGCAAATATTGCGGGTCAAAGATTAGGGGGCGCGGGAAGAACAGGCGCTGAAGCTATAAGCTTATATGATGCGGGATATAACGCGGGCGCGGGTTTTGCGAGTGGTTTAAGTAACGCAATGTTGCTTGCGACAAATGCAGCGAGAAGCATAGCAGAGCAAGCGCTATATGCTGCAAAAAAAAGGTTAGACGAACACTCACCTTCAAGGGAATTTGCAAAGATTGGTAAATTTGGTGGAGAAGGTTTTGCAATTGGCCTTGAAGCAACCGGAAAAGATGTTGCGAAAGCATCGGAAGAATTAGGCGAAATAGCACTAACAAATGCACAAGATAAGCTGAGTAAGATTGGCGCGATAAATTCTAAACTTGCGGGCATTAAATCAACAAGAACCGCGGGTTTTGCGTTTAAGCCACTAAGTCAAACACAAGCGGCACCGGACACAAAGCAAAGCGAAGGAATCACATATAAGCAAATGGCAGAACTGATGGGCTTGCTTATAACTGCAATCAATAATAAAGATTCAACCGTTGTTATTGATGTTAATGCTATTGCAGACTTTGCAACGCAAAGAATCAATAAAAATATGGGGATAATATCCGAACGCGAAAGAAGGCAATAACAATGTATAAAGTGATGATTAACGGCATAGATCTACAATCAAAACATGATGCATATTTGGAAGGGCGCGAAGTCACCGCGCCCCAAGTACGCAGAATAACGGAAACTATACCGGGAAGAAATGGGGTACTTGATTATACATCAGCAATAACGGGCTATCCGACTTACGAGAATAGAATAATAAGGCTTATTTTATGTATACACAAGGATGAAAAAGCAGAATTAGAAGCGGCCAGGGATAATATATTTAAGCTTGTTCACGGCAAAAGAGTTAATATAAGCTTTAGCGATATTAACGGGGTATTCACAGGAACCGGACAGATTGAAGCTGAAGAGGAAGGCTTGCGATTTAAAAGGCTAACAATATCGATAGATGCATACCCTTACAGATTCACGGGAACTAAGAAGATAGAAATCATAGCCACGGCAGAAGGGGTTACAAAGGACTTTGAAATAAATATGCCTGTAAGTCCTTATATGGAAAATGAAAACGAAATCACAATTGAAGCGGGAAATACTAAAATTACTAAAAAGGCGGGAAAATTCTCTGTTGATGAATTAGTGCTAAAGCCGGGGCATAATCAAATAAAAATCAAAGGAACCGGAAAAGTAAAAATGGAGTATGAAGAAGGGGTGCTATGATGTATAGAATTGAGTATAACAACCTAACTATATATGATGCAAGCAACCCCGCACTGCAAATTCTAAGCGGTAATGCAGATTTTGAACTAAACAAGGCGGGAAGCTTAACAATCACACTTCCCGCGAGCCACAAATACATAGACCGAATAGAAAGATTAAAGCACGTTATAAAACTTTACGATGATAATGATTTGATATTCCAAGGCCGCGTTTTAGATTTTGAATTTGATTTTTATAACAATAAAAGAATCTATTGCGAAGGCGAACTATCTTATTTTAAAGATTCAATTCAAGATCCTTTTGAATTTAAAGGTGATATACCCGTATTTTTAAATGACATAATCACAGCACACAACAAACAAGTGGATGCGCACAAAAGGTTTAAATTAGGGGTAGTGACAGTAACAGATCCAAATAATCTAATAGTAAGAGAATCTAAAGATTATTTGGATAGCTTAACGATGATTAGACAAAAGCTAATTGATATGTTAGGCGGCTATATTGTCATAAGGCATGAAGAGGATGGCACATATATTGACTATCTAAAGGATATTGACAAACTAGGGAATCAAAACGTGCAATTTGGCTTAAACTTAACCGACATAAAAAGAACAATTGCGGGGGCAGATATAGCAACGGCCATATTGCCGCTAGGTGCAGAGGATAAGGACACAGACAAACGAATCACAATTGAAGAAATCACGGGTAAGAAATATATTACAGATGAAGAGGCGGTAAACAAATACGGGCTTATCGTCCGAACAGAAACATGGGAAGATGTGACACTTCCAAGCAATCTACTAACAAAAGCAAAACAAAGGCTTGCTGAATGGGTTAAATTGGGTGTTAATCTTGAAATATCTGCAGCAGATCTAGCACCACTCGATTCAAAATATAAAAGTTACAGGGTGGGCGACAAAATCAAAATCATATCACCATATCACGGAATCAACGACATATATTTGATTAACAGTTTACATCTTAACTTGCTCAATCCGGCAGAAAACAATTTGCAGATTGGAAGCAAAACCGCTACTTTAACGGAATATCAAGTAAACAAAGATGCAAAGATAGATACAGTGGAATCTATCGTAAATGGGACTAAAAGCGATGTTAAGAAAATCACGACTAAAACGCAAAGCTTTGCGGAAAAGGTAAAAGAGGTAAGCGACAAAATAAGCGAACTTGAACAAAACAAAGATAACTTAACAGACACACAAAAAGCAGAAATAGAAAAGCAGCTTGAAGAGGAACGCAAGAAGCTTGCAGAAATCATAGACAACAAAGACAAGATTGTTAAAGCTGATTTAGAATCGAAGCTGAACGATAGCTTTAATATTGTAAAAAGCGAATATGAACGCAAAATTGAAGAAACTGCGGGCGGAATACGCGACACATTAAAAGAAAGCTACTACACGAAAGACGAATCAAAAGCGCTGATAAGTGAAGAGGGAATATCAAAGTTTACTTCAAAAGATGAATTTGAAATTGCATATAATCGTTTTATTCAAGATATATCAGCAATTCAAAGCGGAACGGCAGCGGAATTTTTAAAAATCAAGAAGTATCTACATTTTGGAGAAGATGGAGTTACGATTGGCGAAGTAGGAACTGCACAAAGTAATATTTGTATCAAAATAGACAATGACAGAATAAGCTTTTTGGATAATGGCGCAGAAGTTGCATATTGGAAGAATAGAAACTTTTATGCAGTCGATGGCGAATTTTTAAACAGCTTGAAACTAGGCCGCTTTGCTTTCATTCCAAGAAAAAACGGCAATCTATCATTTGTAAAGGTGGTAAATTAAATGGGCTACTATATTAGTATTAGGTTTTCACCCGGGCAGCAAGATAAAATAAATAACCGCACATATGTTAATGTGTATCTCAGCATGAATGCAACAGCCGGGTACTATGCGGAACATTCAAACGGCACAGGGGTGCTTACAGTCAATGGGCAAAATTATCCATTCTCAACCCGGTACTATGTACGAGGTTCTTCACAAGTAATTCATAGCGTAAGTGTATGGATAGACCACGAACCAAACGGCACAAAACGATTGACAGCTTCAGCAAGCTTTGATTCTAAAATCGTTGGAACGTTCACAACATCCGACTATACATATTTAAATGAAATACCGCGAGCCTCCTGGCCTACAACATCAAAGCAAGAAATAACATTTGGCGAAGAAATTGAAATCTTTACAAATAGAAAAGTAAACACATTCAAGCATGAATTATATGCGATGGTAAATAATGATCCAAACACATACACCAAGATTGGCGAGAATGTAACAGATAGAATGACATGGACATTGCCGGAAAGTTGGAAGAGTTACTTCCCAAATTCCAATGTTAAATTGCTTATAAGGGCATTTACAATCAACGGCACAAATTCACTAGGAAGAGTTGATGCGCCATTAATAAATGTTAAGCCTACACCGGACATGCTGCCAGATTGCGAAATTAAGATTGCGGATGAAACAGGAAACTTTGCGAAGTATGGCGGCTTTGTACAGTATCAATCTAAAGCTAAAATCACGTTAAATAATACATTTAAGTATGGCGCTAGCTTACTGACACAAAGCATAATTGCAGATGATTTGACATACAGCACAGGAACTCAAACTATCAGCATAACAAATACAACGCACAACATCATAGGCAAAGTAATTGATTCAAGGCAAGGGCAGACAATCACAACAAAAAAGCTTGAAGCCCTTGAATGGCACATTCCAACGATACATGCAGCAAAGATTGAACGTTGCCGTGCAAATGGACTAGAAGATGGCAACGGTGATTTTGTGAAGATAACCTTTGATGTTGATGTATCAAGTTTAAATAATAAGAATAAAAGGGAATTAACTGCGACACTGAAGAGGCAAGGGCTGACAAATGGGGAACAACGCAGTATAAAGCTTAACGGATATAAGGTAAGCGATAGCATTATAATGCCTTGCTCAAGTGATTATGCATACGAAATAACACTAAAGCTAGCAGATGATTTTGCGCATTCTTTATTTACACAATTAATCGCAACCGGCTTTACGTTGATGGACTTTCACTCATCCGGGCGAGGCATGGCGATTGGTAAGGTATCGGAAACCGAAGGACTGCTTGATGTTAATTTAAAAACGGAATTTAGGCAAGGCATTAGCATACAAGGCAATCAAATATCTGACTTTATTATATCAAGGGAAGAAATAAAATCAGAGGATAACAACATTAATTGGACTGTATGCAAGTACGCAAGTGGTGATTTGCATGCGTGGGGTAATGGTAAAATCATATTTCCCGCGGGGAACTCAACGGCTATATCATCATGGTGGTGGCGAAAGGTTATATTTGTTAAACTGCCTATCAAATTCAAAATATTAACAGTTGCGCTAGTACAAGGTGCATACAATGGCTTCTTATTGTCAACAAATGACTTTGCTCAAAAAGCAGATGCAAATAATTTTGAAGTGCATATTTACTCAACAAGAAATATAACTCTTAAAGAAGAAATAAACGCACATTTTGAAATAAGGGGGCAATGGAAATGATGAAGGCAGCAGATGTAATAAAAGAAAAACTAGACGGGCTAACAATACGTGAGCATGCAAAAGCTTTTGGCATAACAAAAGAAGCGGAAGCCGAGTTTTACTATCAAAGATTTTTAGACATCACAACAACAGAGGTGATGCGCATTTTATGCACCCAAACACTATACGATGACAAGCTAGACGATAAAGACGAAGATTTATTGAAAGCTTGCGAATTTGCCCGTAGCAAGCTTAACGAAATAATGCGATTAAGAGAACTAAAACAGAAAGGGTAAAGGATGGAAGAGTACGTATCAAAGGCGCAGTGCTATCAAACACGCGAAAAGGACATAGTGCAGCTTAATGCAAATACGCAAGCAGTCGAAGATCTAAGAAGGCGAATGGAAGTTACCGAAAAAACACATGAAGTAATACAGGAAATGGGCAAGAACATTGCAACTATGGTGGTGCATTTAGAAAATTTTCAAACCGAACTCAAGAATCAAGGGAAACGATTAAACGCACTAGAGGACATACCAAAACTGCGATGGAATGCAACTATACAAGCGGTTATTACATTGCTTGTTGGCTCGATAGGAACAATCGTTATACAGCATTTATTAAATTAG